CGTGCGGGACTCGGCCACCATCCAGAACGTGCGGGACTCGGCCGTCATCCAGAACGTGGGGGGCTCGGCCGTCATCAAGAACGTGTGGGACTCGGCCGTCATCCAGAACGTGCGGGGCTCGGCCACGATAATTGTTCGGAACCAAAAGGCGCCCGCATCAATCAACGACTATGCCGTGGTCATTCTGCGGGACGCCGACCAACCGCCTACCGTCGTCATGGCGACACAAAAATAAGGAGAAAACCATGATTCTGAAACACTACATCGAATGGATATCGACCGGGCGCTCTGGCGGTAAGGTCCCAATTGAACGGGAACGATACGTCTCGGAAATCTCCAAAACCGAACGCCGTCAACGCACCAAGACCCAAAAAAGGGCCAAGCAGGCCCGGAAAAGGAACCGCAAATGAGCGAAGAAGTCCAAAAGATCAAGGAACAAGTGGACGAACAGGCCGGCGAATGCGCCCAGGACAATCGCCGCGCCGCCATGTGTCTCTGGTGCAGTAAACATATCGAGATCGACCCGGACAATCCGCAGGCTGCCATCGAGACGATGCGTAACCATGACACGTTGTGTCCGGCCTCCCCGACCGGTCAGGCCATCACCATGGTTGCCCTGGTAATCCATGAACTCTCTCATATCACAGGTATTCGCCCCTCGGTTCTCTCCCGGAAGTTCCAGGACCAGGCCATGCAACTTCGAAGCCTGGAATTGGATAAGGTTCTGGCGGGGATGCGAGGAGAGGCGGAAGAAGAAGCCAAGCCCGCATGACCCGTTCCTTGGTCACATGCCCGGACGATCGGCGGCTGTCAAGAGACGCCTGCAAGGCGGAACAGGGCCGGACGCTCCGGGCGGCCGAGGAAAACTTCGATCGGTTATGGCGGGTAAAAAGTCTGTGCCGCGAATGTTGGAGGTTTCGGGAAGATGAACGAAAACGATCCAGTTAAAAACTACAAACCCACTAAATTTTGTTGGGCCTGCGGACGCCGGTTATGGGGCAATAAACACGTCATTCGGATAATCAACGGGCATCCGCGAACCTTGCATATTGCTTGTAGTGTGGGGCACGAACGGGAGCAAGTAAAGAATGGATAGACAATCTGGACAGACAACCAAACAAATGATGGCCGCCCCCAGATATTCCATATATATTTGGCCCAACAATAATCTCCTGTATCCGAAATCCTTGGCAAAAAAAATTGGAAGGGATGACCTAAGCATCGTCGCGCCCTCTTGGCTGGATCACCATTGGCGCGGCACCAGTGTGGAGATATCCATAGACCATGCGACGTGGTCGGTTATGACCTCCCAACAATACAGAAACTTAGATCATGCTCGTTACGTCTTCCAAAGTAAAGCCGCGATAGAGCAAAACAAATGACATCCCCATCCAATAACATCAGTAAACACAATGTAGACCTGGCCAGATTTGGTCAGTTTCTAAAAGCCGCTGGACTTATCAGTCTGCCCCCCGAGAAATGGATGGGCCTTGAAGTTGTGGAAGTGATCAAAGCCGCAGTCAACTGCGCTTGCGTTTGGCCGCCGGATATCGAGCGCCTGATTGACTGGTTGCGGTCGGTTGAATTGCCCGACGAAGAAATCAGAATGGCGACCATCATTCGGGTGAACGCCCGGGAATACCAGAAACGATTGTTGGCTGACGTCGATCAAGGCCCGAGCGGTCCCAGGGCCTATTTGGGCGGCCTGCAAGCCGACCTGCGCGAGATGTGGGTGAAGTATGGAAAAACCTGCAAACCGGAGGGCAAATAGATGGACGATTCTATTAAAGAGATCGTTTCCGAGGCGCTGAACTACGTTTGGGACAACGAGATACCGTATTTCATGTTGAAGCAGGTAGCAGGTTATAGGTCGATCAACGAATTCAAAGAAGCCGTTCAGCGCAACGCGATCGAATGTGTCAAATGGCACCATTTTCTATTAACAGGAGAAAAAGCATGACTCGAATTCTTCATCTCGAAACCTGCGATCCGTGTTTTTGGTTCCATTCGATTTGCGGCGGCGCTCATGCCACTTGCGGGCACCCGAAGGTGCGGAAACCGGATGGGACCGTGCCGGTCATAACCGATCTTGACCGGGGCAGAGTCACGGCCGAATACCTGGAACGGCATGGCGGGCATCCGCTGCCGGAATGGTGTCCTCTGGAATGCTTTCCCAAGGTGGTTACGTTATGTGGTTCCACGAAAATTAAAGACGTTTTTGCCTTGGCGATGTTTCAAGAAACCCTGAAAGGCAATATGGTCTTCACGATCGGTTGTGCTACCCATTCCGACCCGGAATTGTTTGGCCACCTATCTCATACGGAATGGATGAAAACGAAAATCGCCCTGGATCATCTGCACTTCGAAAAAATCAAACTGTCTGACGAAATTCTGGTGTTGGACGTGAACGGTTATATCGGTCTCAGCACATGCGACGAGATCGGCTGCGCCATGGCGTACGAAAAGAAAATTCGCTGGTGGAGCGAAGAGCAGGCCGTTGGCCAGAACAACATGATTCGACCGGTGGAGGTGGCCAATGGCTGAACTTGTTTTAACCGATGAGGAAAAGGCGTCCAGTTCAATTTTTGAATGGGACGATGCGTCAATTGGCCGTGCCATTAAATTGATGGTCCCCACGATTTTTAAAAAAGAAACCAAGGATTATCAATCCGGCGGTTTTATGGCGGCGGCCGTGGTTCTGTTGGCTTTGGCCCATGAAAGCAACGCGGAGGTTACAACCTTCACCATTGACGGTGTCACCTATGGGAACAAATCTATCGGGGACTACGAAATTAGAATAAGGCGACTCGACATCTTGCCGGTGAAAAGAAAGGATATCTGATGTTTGACCGAATAGATAAGGGCATGTATTGGGATCGTGGGGCGACATTGATCGGCGGCTGCACCCATGTCTCCCCGGGTTGTCGTAACTGCTGGTCTGAAGCCATGGCTGAGAGGTTCGGAAACCAGCCTTGGCCTTTCAATGGCAATATTATAACCCATCTCGAACGAATCAAACAATTTAACGCCAAAAAACCGCAGGCGTGGAGCATCTGGAACGATATATTCCATGAAGACGTGCCTTTCGATTTCATCGACCAGGTATGGGACGTTATGTGGGCAAACCCTCAACATATTTTCATGGTTTTAACCAAACGGCCGGAACGGATGTTGGAATATATCAGAGAACGGGCATATCGACGCGAATTCGGCTGGACCGAGCGAAGCTCTCATTTTATTAAGCTCGGCGGTTATCGACACTATGATGATATTTTGATGCGGGATGAGTGCGGGTATGTGGATGCCGATTATGAGGCCCACCCCGACGTTGAAATCGTCTGCCAAATAACCGGTGAGGAATGCGATTACCGTGAGTGCCCCGTGGCCAGTCAAGCCGATACCCGTGAGGACCTTGAAGCGATCGGCGTGGCGGATGAATACAAATACGATGACGAGGGTTTCGCCGAAGATTGCCAATGGATGAAATATTATTCACGACCGGCGCGGGCCGGGGCCGGAAACGTGTGGCTGGGTTGCACGATGGAAAATCAGGATACGTATGAGGAACGTGTTCGTTATATGCGAACCATACGTAATTTTATCGGACCCCATGCGATTTTATATGCCAGCATCGAACCAATACTGTCCCCGATAGCCTTTAGGACAAAGTACTGGCCTGAGAATACGGGCGAGCCGAACTGGAGTCCGCTGAATACGAAGAGTTATCGAGACGGCTCTGGCGAATTGGACGTCCCGGTGTTGAACTGGATTATCGTTGGCCAAGAAACCGGTTGTTCCCGACCCCGCCCGGCGAAAACAGGATGGTTCCACGAAATCATCAAGGACTGCCAAACCGCGGGTGTCCCTGTGTTCGTCAAGAAAGCTCCGGCCGGAGTGCCGATCATCCGGGAGTTGCCGATATGACCGGCATGTCCTTCGCCCGGCAGACCACCCGGGAAAAACTGGTCTGGGCCATTGACCAGGCTCTCGAGAACGAGAACGCCAAATTGCCCCCCAAGACCTACCATGCCATAGGCGCTTCGCGCCTGGGCCATGAGTGCGTCAGGGCCATTCAATACGAATATCTACGGACCTCGAAGGGCGAAGGGTCCGCGTTTAGCGGTCAAACCCTTCGCATCTTCGCACGAGGCCATATCTTCGAGGATATGATGGCCGGGTGGCTTCGTAAGGCCGGGTTTATCCTGCGGACCCACGATCAGTACGGCAAGCAATTCGGTTTCGCCGTGGCCGGCGGGAAGCTGAAAGGATTCTGCGACGGTGTTTTCGTCGGCGGGCCGGCCATTTACCAGTATCCGGCGCTGTGGGAATGCAAGGCCCTGGGCTCGAAATCCTGGAAAAGGATTGCCAAAGAGAAGCTCAAGGGCGCCCCGGAATACTGCGGCCAGATGGCGCTCTATCAAGCCTATCTGAACCTCTCCGACAATCCGGGCGTGTTCACGGCGATCAACAGCGACACCATGGATATTTACGAAGAACTGGTTCCGTTCGACCCGGCCGAAGCCCAACGGTTGAGCGACCGGGCGGTCAACATCATTCAAGCCAGCGAAGCGGGCGAGTGGCTGCCCAGGGTAGCCCAACAGTCCGATTTCTATCTGTGTACCTACTGCGACTACCAGGATATTTGCTGGAGGTAAGACGGATGCAGGTTGAAGAAGCGGCGAGACAGGCGGGGGTGACGGTCACGACCATTTACCGCTGGATCGAGGCCGGCCGGTTTCCGGCGACCAAAGGGCGGAAGACTTGGGAAATAGACCCTATGACGTTCACTGAATTTCTGGCCCAGAAAGACTATCAGTCCAACTATGGCATCGCCAATGTGCTGGAAATTTTGCCGAACCTGAGCACCCGCGAACTTTTCAAACTGGAATTGGCGGTCGAATCGCTTTTAAACGAACGGGAGGCCGAACCATGTGCGTCATAGATACGGATTACGGCGACAATCCACCACGCCTTTTCAACCAACAAATAATCCAGGCTCGCAAACAGCACAAATGCAACGAATGCTACCAGCCCATTTTGCCCGGTCAGAAATACGAATACGTGACCGGTTTATGGGAACAAGGATTTGACCGGTTCCGTACCTGCCTGGCCTGCGTCGAGGTCCGCGACAAGTTTTTCTGTTCGTATATCTACGGTCAGGTTTGGAGCGACTTGAGCGAATGCGAATTTTCCCTGGCCGACATTGAAGCCCTTTCACCCGAAGCTCGCGTCAAGATCGACGACCTATATCTCGATCAGGATATGGATTAAATGGGCGAACTTATATCTTTTGCCAAGGCTCCCCTTCAAGAGGAAATCGAGGAATTCAACCCCGAGGAACGTACCGAGCGACTGAGGCACGAACTGAGGTCTCGCACAGAGGATGTGCTGCGCTACCTCTTCCCGGCCGGCAAGGTCAACGGCCCTCATTTCGAGGTCGGGGACGTGTGCGGTACGCCGGGGAAATCCCTCAAGATTACCATGTCGGGAGAATATCGCGGGCTCTGGCGGGACTTCGAATCCGGCGAAGGCGGCGATTTGATTAGCCTTTGGCAAAAAACCAAAGGTCAGGACTTCCGCGCCGCGGTCAAGGACATCGAGACGTTTTTCAGTCTGGCCCCGCCGGCCGGTTACGCTCCTACGCCTTATCAGGCGCCCAAGACCCCGCCGACGGCTCCGGGTTTGCCGGCCGGATCGTGGACTTACAAGAACGCCAAGGGCGACGTGATCGCCACCGTGCAACGGTTCGACACCGAGGACGGCAAGAAGGAATTCCGGCCCTGGGACGCCGTAAGACATAAGGCAGCCATGCCGGACCCGAGGCCGCTCTACAACCAGCCCGGCATCCTGGGCGCTCAACGCATTGTCCTGGTCGAAGGCGAAAAGTGCGCCGACGCCTTGATTGGTTTGGGCATACCGGCGACCACGGCCATGGGCGGATCCAATACGAAGGTCGAGAAGACTGATTGGACGCCGCTGGTCGGCAAGGATGTGGTGATTTGGCCGGACAATGATCCGGCCGGGCAGAAGTATGCCCACAACGTGGCCCAGGCCCTACAGGGACGCTCAACCTCCGTTTCAACACTGGAAATACCGGCCGGAAAATCTCCTAAGTGGGACGCGGCCGACGCGGTAGCCGAAGGTTTCGCAGTTTTGAAATTTGTGGGGAGCGGGCGACAAACCGTCTGCGGGGTGAGCCTGTGCGATTGGACCATCGACAAGGCGTTCCAGGGGAAGGCCCAGAAGCGCCAATGGCTGGTGGTCAACACTATCCCTATGGCCTCCGTCACCCTGTTCTGCGCCATGGGCGACGCCGGCAAGGGCATGTTGACCCTGGACCTGGCTCTCAAGGTGGCGACGTATTGGGATGAAACCCCGCCTCATATGTGGCCGCAATCTCTGGGGAACTGGCTGCATACTTTCGGGTCGGCCGTCATCCTGACCGCCGAAGACGATAAAGAGGAAGTCCATAGGCGGCTCGAAGGTATCGATCCCGGGGGGAGACGGTATACCACGGGCGACCGTCTGATGATCGTGCCCCTACCGAACGCCGGAGGAACATTTCCTTTGATGGAAGCGGGCAAGGACGGCAAGCCGGTCGTGACGCCCGATTTTTTGCAACTCAAGGCCCAATTAGTTGCGATTCCGGACTTGAAACTTGTGGTGGTTGACCCTCTGGCCAGCTTCATCATGGCCGACGTCAACGCGGACCCGGCGGTGGGCGCTTTCGTCACCGGTCAACTGGCGGCTTTGGCTACGGAGACGGGCGCGGCCATTGTGGTCTGCCATCACATGGGCAAGACGGGCAAGGGAAACGAGATCAAAGGACCGGAACAGGCTCGGGCGGCGATTCGAGGAACTACGGCCTTGGTGGACGGGGTGCGAAACGCCTTCGTGCTTTGGCCGACGGAAGCGGAGCGGGCCAAGACGGTCTGCCGGTATATGAGTGTGCCCTGGTCATACAACAGGGTTTTCCATGGAGCCGTGGTGAAATCGAACGGTCCGGCCGACCGCGACGTTAAAACCATGGTCAGAAACGAATATGGCTTACTCGAAGTGGTCGATCACATCCTCAAAGAGATGAAGATGTCCAACGACCTTTTAAAAGGTGTTTTGGTACAGGATATTGCGGCGGCGGCGGCGGAAAAGAAACCGTATACAAAAACAGGCAGATCGAACGGAGTCTTTACGTTAAAGCACGTCTTGAGTCCGGAGCTTCAACCGTTGTCCAAAAGGCATTTATGGCAATTGATAGATGAATTGTTAACCGAAGGGCGCATAGCTCAATGCGTTTTTACCGGAAGTATCCCCCAATTCCTGGACGTGCCGGGCGGGGAAATCTATGCCGGGTCCGAAGAGAAAATAGCCAAAGGAGCGGTCAAGGCCCAGGGTGAAAACCGATGAAAACGGCCATGGAAACACCCCTAAACCGAAAAACGGGGGTATTGATATTATTATGGAATCCGTTTCCAGTCACCCTGTTCGACTGGAACCGACTGAGCGGTCGCTCAGCCTCGATTGATAATAATATCGATCAAGTGCGCTTGTATCACCCGATTCCAGTCATTTGTGAGTCATTGCTTGTCAAAAACAAAATAAGTATAATTTTATCGCAAAATGCCAAGCAAAAACAGCATGTTAAGGTTTGGTTCGCACACTGGAAACGGGACTGGAAACCGATTTTTCAAGTAGTTGATTTTATTAAGCGTTTCGTTTCCACCCCGTTTCCAGTAAAACCGATTCCAGTCAACTGGAAACGGAACTGTGAGTAAAATCAATGGATTATACTTATTTTACTTATCGAGTTTTGGAAACGAGGCGGTCAATAAAATCAATAAGTTACACGTTTCCACTAGAGCGATATATATACTACGTATATAGTAGTATGGGCTTACGCAGCCCCATACTACCACGTAGCGATACGAACCGGACCCGGACCCGGACGACTTCCCGCCGGCCGGCCTCACCCTCGATCCCCCAACCCAACCACGATGGACAGGAGAGAAAGATGTCATCCGAACAGGCGACGAAAAAGATTGGACCCGACAAGCAGATTATTATTTGTGTTGATTGCGATTTGCCTATCGAACAGATAGTCGGTCGGGTCAACCGGGAGCTTGCCGAACATTACGACCGCAATGAACGTTTCGAATTACAGAAAATGATTGTGCGAGATTCGCAGGTTGTTTTCACGTATCTCAAACAGTCCGGCAAAACCGTAGACGTTGACTGGAAGAGCAACCAGCGGCGCTCGGAAAATTTTCATGTCAATTAATCGAAGCATTCGTAAAAAAGACACCGTCGAGGCCGTGGACCTGACGCCGAAGCTGGCCGTGTTCTACCTGTGCCGCGAATGCGTCGGCTGGGAGGAAAAATTGGAAAAGTGCGGCGGCGACAAGATGCTCGACGGGACGGTCTGCGCGTTTTGGCCCTATCGCCTGGGCCAGGGCCGCCCCTCTGTCAAACTGATCCGGGCCTACTGCCTTGAGTGTATGGGCAAGAGCCGCGAGGCGGTAGCCAGGTGCGCATCGGAATTTTGCCCCCTTTATCCGTACCGTTTCGGGACCAACCCGGAAAGAGAGGGGAAGGGCGGCGCGGGCTTTTTAAAAAACAGGTGTTGAATCGGGTTTTTTCGACCGCCACGCGACGGCAAGCGCGGAGGGTAGGTCAGTCTATAGGCCCCCTAAAATCAACCACGAAGAGAAAGAGGTGCAACCGTTGGAAAATGAAGAGAAAACAGGATTGATTGAGTTCTTTGTGCCGGGCATACCCAAACCGGCCGGATCGAAGCGGTTTTTCGGTCTCAGTAAAAAGACCGGCCGGGCCATTATCTCGGACGATTCCGGGAAGGCCGGTCAGGACTGGCGCGGCGACGTCAAAACCTTCGCCGTCCAATGCAAGCCGGAGACGCCCTGGACCGGCCCGGTGGGCATGGAATTGACCTTTGCGTTTCCCCGGCCGAAAAGCCATTTCGGCGGCGGCAAGAACGCCGATGTTTTGAAGGCGTCCGCGCCGTCCTGTCACATCATCAAGCCCGACGCGACCAAGATCACCCGGGCGGTTGAGGACGCCTTGACCGGGATTATCTGGCGGGACGATTCCCAGATTATCGAACAGCACATCCGGAAAACCTTTGGAAATTCCGGGGTTTTTGTCCGGGTCTGGGAGGTGAGGTGATGGCGTCAAAACTCCCCCCCGATGTTCTGACCAAGAAGTGCCAGACCTGTGACTTTGGCGGTACGGCGCGGCCCGAAGGCGGTGGATGTATCATCGACTGTGTTGTTGGTGAAAAGTGGCGACCGATATCTATGACGCCGGTGGACCCGTCAACCTCTGTCGAGGCCCCCGACTGCGCCATGAAACAAAAAGCAGGCAAACTGCGTTACGACCTGGTTCCGCCGCAACCCCTGGAAGCGCTGGCCAAGGTCTACACCATGGGCGCTCAGAAATACGCCCCTCGGAATTGGGAGAAGGGCGTTCCCTGGATGGATTGCTACGCCGCCATCATGCGACATTTACAGGACTGGCGAAACGGCAAGGATGTGAACGAGGAAACTTTGCCTGACGGCACTGTCTTCCAAGGCCCCAGCCTTGCCCATGTGGCTTGGTGGTGTTTCGCCCTCCTGGAATACGCCTCCACACACCCCGAACTCGATGACCGGCCGAAACCGCCGGTCAAGAAAGCAGGTGTCGAATGAGACTGGTAAAACCGTCTTTCGAGATACTGACCGACCTCGAACAAAGCTACAAGATTCCCATGTTCATCGAGCGGATCGGCCGGGTCTGCTACAAAAGCGAGGACAAAATCGGGCCGGACACGGCTTCCCGTTTCGTCTCCCAGATCATCGAGAACGGTCATCATTCCGTGATCGAGCATTTCAACTTGACCGTGCATTTCGTCTGCGACCGGGGCGTGTCCCATGAGTTGGTGCGCCATCGGTTGGCTTCGTTCAGTCAAGAATCTACCCGTTTTTGCAACTACAAGGGCGGGGTGACGTTCGTTATTCCGCCGTGGGTGGACATCGAGCCGGGGGAATATTTTTACGCCGTTGATGCGGTTTTACCGGACGACAATAACCCGTCGTTCTGGTGGGTTAACAGTATGCTTCGGGCGGAACGGGAGTATTCGAAGCTGTTAAACCTGGGCTGGTCCCCCCAGCAGGCCCGCGCCGTCCTGCCCAACTCCCTCAAAACCGAGATCATCGTCACGGCCAACCTGCGGGAATGGCGGCATATTCTCAACCTGCGTTGCTCGAAGGCGGCGCACCCTCAATGCAGGGAAATTATGGTTCCATTACTGGTTAAACTAAAAACCAGTTTACCCGAATTTTTCAACAATATTCATCCCAAAGGGGTGGAACGATAATGGAACAATGGAAAGAAATACCTGCATTTCCCGGTTACTATATCAGTAACCAGGGACAGGTGGTATCACTCAAAATACCAGGTGCTCATGGACGAATAGGGTCTAAAATAAAGCCTCTTTTTGTTACTCGGACAGCAAAACGAAACAAACAAGATGCGATCAGGTATTGCGTGGTGCAGTTGCATCATAAAGGTAAGTGTTTCCAAAAACTGGTCCACCGTTTAGTTTTGGAAACGTTTATTGGACCCTGCCCCCAACATCATGAAGCACGTCATTTGAACGGCAACAGTGAAGATAATAGGCTTGATAATTTGGCGTGGGGAACAAGAGCAGAAAATATCACAGACCAACGTCAACACGGACGGACCTGTAAGAATAATACCTTTGCGGCCAAATTGACAGCCAAACAGGTCTGCGATATTCGATTCCTCTTGAGTCAAGGCCGAACACAACAAAGTGTTGCGGAGCAATTCCATGTGTCACCATCACAAATATCGCATATATCTCGCCGCATATGTTGGCCTGATATCAAAGACCCCATACAACAAGCACGACTTGTTCGTTTGGAGGAGGCGAAAACCAATGACTGACAATCGCGTCATATTCCTGTCCGTCTGCGATTGGGCCAACGTCGGTTACGGTCTGGCCGAAAGCTTGAAAGCGGTCGGCGTCCGGGCCGTGGCCTACGCCTTCGGCCGACACCCCTTCGCCTACCCCCAGACCGATACCCCGGCGCCGGAGCGGGACCGGCTCATGGCCGAAATCGAATCGGCCGACTTGACCGTGTTCATGCACTCCACCTTCCCGTTCAAGTCCTGGGACGACCTGCCCAAGGCTCGGTACGGCGTCTTTCATGGCGGTTCCGCCTACCGGGAGGGCCATCAGGCCGTTAACGAGCTTTTCAACCCGCATGTCGATATCAGCCTGATCCAGACATCGGACCTACGGGGTCTGGGGGCGAAAAACGAACACGGCTGGATACTCCCGGCCATCAACACGGACCTGTTGCAACCGCAATACCGCGAGGATGAGACCGCGCCGGTCGTTTTCGGCCACTTCCCAAGCAATCCGACCATGAAGGGCTCCGGCATAGTCAACGCGGTCATGGCCAGAATTACGGACCATCCCGACTTCCGGGACAAGATGGAATATCGTTACAGCCATCGACAGTTGCCCTGGGAAAAGTCCATCGAACGCATGATGGGCGCGGATATCGTGATCGAGCACATGGCCCGCACGGTCAACGGTCGGCCGATATTCGGTTGGGGCGTCACGGCCATGGAAGCGGCGGCCCTGGGCAAGATCGTCTTCATTCGGGAAAGCGCGGCCTACATGGAATACATGGCCGAATTCGGCGTGTATCCGGCGCTTTACGAGATGCGAGACGACATGGAGTTAATGCGCTGGATTAAGAAATTCAGCGCCAGGCGGTCCGGTCGTCAGGATTGGAACCAGGTTATCCGGGAAACCCAACGGCATCATCGGGAATGGGTGACGGCATACCACTCCTACGCGGCCACGGGCCGGCGGCTCAAGGAGATATTGCTATGAAGCTGGTCAGTCAACGGGTCCATGAAGGCGTGTGGATCGAGAAGAGCGTCAGGCTGGGCGAGAACGTGGTTATCGAGGCGGGCTGCGTGATCGGCGCGGGGTCCATCATCGGCCACAACTGCGTTCTTCGGCCCCGGACCTGGATCGGCCATGGCTGCGTAATCGGCCACGGCACGGTTTTTGAGGGCGACTGCACGGTCGGAGACCGGACCTTGATCCATGCTCAGTGCCATATCACCAAGGGGACCATCATCGAAGAGGACGTGTTTATCGCCCCCATGTATGTCGGGGCCAACGACGCGATTATGGTCCATCTGCGGCGAGAGAAGACACCGTTCATCCTCGACGCGCCGATTATTCGACGCGGAGCCAGGATTGCCGTGGGTGTAACGGTTCTGCCGGGCGTGACCATCGGAGAGGAGGCCAAGGTCGGCGCCGGCGCGGTTGTAACGCATGATTGTCAGCCGTTCGGGTGTTATTTGGGTGTACCGGCCAGGTGGGTTTGCGAGGTGCCGGAAGACGAGAGATTGACGAGATAATCTGCGGGCAAAAAAAAAGACGAGGGGCAGGCCGCGAGGCCCGCCCCTTTTGTATTTTATTCTTTCTCCACCATCGTTTCCATGAGCGTTATCTCATCGGCCATCCGGCCCCGAATTCGTTTCAACCGCTTGATCGTGCTCGGCTTGACTGCCCGCGCTATCACCCGGTCAAGGCATTGCACGGCCCTGTTGAGATGCACCGCGACCCTCAACATACCGCCCCTCCTTTCAAAACAAGACAGGCGGGTTTCCCCGCCTGTCAGTATCCGCCGATCATCGGCCTACCTCTGCCCGTCCGGGCATTGGCCTTTCAGTTTCTCGCAGTATTTTTCGATTCCTTCCCGACAAAAGTTGTAGACCACGTTGGCGATCTTTCTGTTTTCCATCAGGGCCACTTTTTCCAGGCCGATGTAGGTCTCCTTGTCCAGCCGGATCGAAATCGAGGTAAAATCCTTCTTGGGCTTTTTATCCGCCATAGGCTTTTCCCTCCTTGGGGTTTGTTTTACAATGTTAATCTTTACAGTCGTAGCGAGTCAAGCAAAATTGCTCGATCCTGACCACGGGGTGGTTTCGGGCGAAGGTGGGCAGCCCAGCGTCATGGCGGGCAACCTTACTGCCAGTCTCGGCGGCCGTGTAATCCCATGTCGCCAGGTCGATCCATTCCTCGCCATTGTCTTCGTTTCGCCTGACAGCGGAAAAGAACGGCTCATTCAGTCTTGGCATCGGCATCCTCCATAACCGCGAAGTCGATGACTTGACCGGAGAACTCGCAGTCGCGGCAAACACAACCGGAGTCGGCGTAGAAGTGGTTCGGATCGTCGAAACTCACGTCCGAGGCGTCAATTTCGGCGTCCAGGTAGGCGAAAACCTGGTTCATGATCGTTTGTTCGTTCTCCTCATATTCGTAGTCCCGTTCTCGAACATCAGCCCATTCGTTGCCAATCTTGGTCAATTCCTCTTCGTCGGTTCCTTCCACGTCATAGTCCACGACGGCGACACGCATGTTTTCGGGCGCATCGGTCAAAACCGTCTGCACCAATCCGCCGTCCATCACGATAACTATTTTCGGCATATCAGTTTTCCCCTTTCTGGTCCTGCGCCTCGTCCACCAGACAGTTCATGTCGTTGTCCGCATCGATCCGGCGGAAAACCCGCTCAACCGTCTTGATCGAGTCCGGGTCGTGCCATTGTCCCATTTCGAAAAAACGGTCCTCTTCTTTACGGTCGTAATCGGCCACGGCCAAACGGACGCCGCTTTGAGGCGTGTCGGTGTAGACATTCTGTACAACCCCGCCTTCCACGATGACGACGATTTTCGGCATATTCATCTCTCCTTTTCCACCCGCAAGCACGGGCATCGATCGCACGGCACTCCGTCTCGATTGCAGTTTAAAATTTCACGCATTTCGGCCAGTGGTTTGGTGCGCCATTGACCGGTTATGTCATTGTCGGCCTGGGCGCACTTTAGGATTATTCGCGGGGTCATTTCCCCCTCCAACAACCGCGCCGCCCCGGAGGGCGGCGGAAGGTGGTTCAATTCATCTTCGCCTTATTCGCCTTGGCTATCGAGCCGTCCAGCACTCGCGCCACGGCATAGCAGGTGTCGCGGGCAAAGTCGTCCCCGGCCTCATACAGCCAGGTCGCCGGAATATCCTTGTCGGCGGACTCAACCCGGATAACCCGGAAACTCGCGCCGTCGGGCTTGAATGCCTGATAAATAAATGCCGCGCATGGGCAGAATGCCAGGGGTATGTCCGCCATGTCCCGCACGGCCAGGAATTCCGGTTTTTTTGGCCTGTCAGTATTGTCCATGCGCCGCCCTCTTTTCCTCCCTGCGGGACGTCTCGCGGGCTACTTCGGCCCTGAGCGCGGACCTGATCGCCGTCAAAACCTCGTCGGTCGTATCTCCGACATACCGCCGACCGCGAAAAATCGCGGCCACCTTTCCGCCGTTCAGCCTGGTCCAGTTGCTCGGCATAAACCCGTCTCCTTTCTGTTCTTTTTCCGTGGTTGAATCGGGGGAAAACCCCTCGTGCGAAGCCCGGAGAGATATCCGGGCCAGGAACCAAGGGTTTGTCGCCAAGGGCCGGGAAGGGGGCTTACCGCCCCGCCCTGCTGTTTTGCAGCCGTCTCGGCTGGATGAGGATTATCTCGTCGTCGTCGATATCCTGGGCAACGTCGATCATGGTCGGACGACCGTTGCCGTCCGCTCTTGTACCAATCAAAAAATCCATCAGCACGTTCACGAAGTCGTTGGTGGTGGCGTTTGTCGCCAGGGCGCCCCAAATGCCCTGAAAAATCGGATCGTCATAATCTTTGACAACCAGGTAGCACCGGAGATTGTCCCGCCGTTCGGGAATACTCATTCCTACAGCCGCAATAACCCGGCAGGGAATCTGGTTCGCTTCGGCCTCCAAGGCCAGGCGGTACACCTCTTTGTGTCTCGCGGCCATGTCTTGGGATTCGCGCTCTCCCCATGGTATGGCCATGTCCAGGACAATACTCACGCTTGGTGCGTCTTGAGGGATTTTGACCGGTTCATCGAAGCACAATCTTTCTCGGTTTAGGTACCGGTCGATATTGATTTCGCCGTTTTCGCTGTCAACTTCCCTGGTACGTTTTCGGGGATTGAAAACCTGTTGCTCGATCTCGCCGAATTCCTCGGGCGGTTCGGCCGCGCCGCGCTCCATGGCCGTCTTGAGCGCGTAAAAAAAAGTCCATGCTCTGTTCGGGCTTGGGTACGCCGTCCTGGTATCTCCGCCCTGTAGGCAGTATTCGACCGCTTCCAGGGCATGGACAAACATAACCAGCGGCTTTTGCTCGACATATTCTTGTGGTGTTTGCATGTCCGATCTCCTAATAGCTGTCCATGTGGACCCGTTGCCGTTCGGCCGCGCTCAACATAGATAGAAACGTGATTTCGAAAGCCCTTTCCGGTTTCAACCCGGCCTCTTTGATCGCCCGCCCTGCGGCCAGGACCCGCCTGGTGCAAGGATCGAAGGGAATGTTCGCGTCTTTCACTTTGCGGCGAAGGGATTGTACCCAGCCCATCAGCAAGGCCCTTTCGCCGTTGAGGCCCATGCGACCAAGCAATTGTTCCTCAACCCTGGTGTCGTAATCCATGGGGAGCGTTACGGCGAAGCGAGACAGCACGCTGTCGTCCGTGCGTTGTGCGCCGGTGTATTGCCTGCTGACCGTCCTACCAACAGTGTTCGCCGCTGCCACAAACCGGCAACCCTCGTCAACCTTGAATGTTCCGCCCGGAGTCGTGATTTTCCTCGAACCGGGTTCGGTCAAGGAATTCAGTCCCAACAGCACGTCAGGATCGCAACCGAAGATTTCGTCGAGCAAGACCAGTCCGGGCTTTTGAATCGCTTCGATAAGTGGGCCCGGTTTCCAAACCGTATCGCCGTCCACGATCTGCGTCGAGCCGATAACCTGGGCATAGCGCATACCGCCGCCAAGACTGATACAGGTGTATTCCATCTCCAAATCTTCGGCCACTCTCTCGGTCATGTAGCTCTTGCCGCAACCGGCCGGGCCGGACAATAAAACGTTGATACCCGCCTTGACCAGCGCCCGGAATTCCGCGTAAATACTCGGTTTGATATAGCCCTCTTCATCGGGCTTGGGTTCCTGTTTTTCCTGTTCCCGCCCGCTGTCATGCTCGCCCTTGCCTTCTTCTCTCTCCGGTTCCTGCGCTTCCCGGGGTTCCTCCGGTTCCGGCAATCTCTCCGGAATGTTCTCCGGGATGCTCTCCGGTTCTCCCCGCTGTTCCCACGGCCTGTCATGCCTGCCGTTGTCCTCCGGTTCCTGGGGCGCCTGGGGCGGTTCCTGGGGTTCAGGTTCCGGTTCTGGCCGGGGTTCGGGCTTGGGTTCCTCTCTCTGCTGTTCCTGCCCGCTGTCACGCTGGCCGTTGCCGGCCTTTTTCTTTCTGCTGCTACCCATCCATACCGTTTTCTCCGGGACTTCCCAGCCAGGGAAGAACCGCCGAACCGCCAATTCGAATTCCGGCCGAATGCTCTTATCGGCTAACTGTTTGATTCCAAAATACTTAAACCCGATATCGATTATCATGCCGGCCTGTCCGACTTCTATTCCACTGGCCGTCCAGTCGTCGATACGTAGGCCGGTCACGGAAAACAAACACTTTTTTTGTGGGAATGTCGCGGGGCTTGTGCTACTCATAATATTAGCTCCTTTCTTTTCGTGGTTGAAGATGGGGGGAGCGTCTCGGCCCGTTTCCCTCTTGCCGGAGGGAGCGGGCCTTTTCGTTCCCACGGGATGTAACGCTAACCGATGCAATCCGTCTTTCGTCATACCGTCAGGGGAGGCGCCGGGTCACTAAAATATGGTCGCAACTCGGCGCCTGATCTGAGGATATGAGGCAGGTTGCTTGTGGGGGAAAATTATTTCTGCGCAGCCTTGATTCTGTGGTAGCTAATCACTGCGTCGGAAAACCATTTGTCCGTAAACCTTTCGTGCTTGATCGCATACAGTTCGGCCAGGTAATCCCTGTAGTCCGTCCAGAATTCTTCAACCCCGTATCGGTCGATCTGTTCAACCGCCTGTTTCCGTTGGCCGTTGACGGACAGGCTGTCTACACCCACTCTATCCAAGCCAAGGCGGTAAACCCGCCGGCTAATCCTGTAAATCCGGCCGCTTGGTCTTTGTGTTGTGATTCGGACATGCGTCCTATGAATTTCCATCTTCTCCCTTTCCCGGCAAATCTAAACCGGCCTTGATTGACCGGCTTGGACAGACCGGGAAGGTCTGTCTTTGTTGGAGCGGCCCAGACCGCCGCCAGCTATTGACTGTCGGTTGTGGTCCGGTGGAGACGACCTAACTTGTTGCCCTGTCTTTGGGAGGCCCGCCCTAACCGTCCTTGCGTGCGCCGACATTTCAGCCCACGGTGTCTATCCTGATTTCCCGCTTGGATTGCAGCGTTGAGGCTATTCGGGAGGTGAATTTGTCTGCGCCCTCTGTCCCCGCTTCCCCTGTGGCCCGTCTGGCCTATGTCAATGAGCACCATCTGATTCAAGGATAAACCCAATGAAAAACTTTGTCAAGCAAAGAAATACAAATAATTTGTGGTGAAGCCTAAAATACCATGTAAGTTGCTGAAAACTATTAAAGAAAAAAATATCGGCCGGTCAAATAGCGTGATGCTCAATTACGTATAAATTACCTCAATTGTAGGCTACGGGCAAGCGGCGGTCATAACATGGCGCCTATGCGTGAGACTAAAGACAAGCCCGCACCTACCAAGCCTGCAAGGCCGATCCTCTATACCCCCGAAATAGGCGAAAAGATTTGTGAAATCATCGCCAGCGGCGAAAGTCTCGTCAAAGCCTGTGAGGCGGACGATATGCCGGCGATCTCGACGGTCTGGTCATGGATACGCAGCAATAACGATAATCTCCAGGAGCGCCACCGATACGCGCGGGAACAATCGGCCTGGTCCTGCCTGGAAAAGCTCATCCAGGTGGAGAATAGCCTCGAAAAGCGGTTGATAGATAGCCAAGCGGCCCGTGTCATGCTGGACTCGATCCGTTGGCGAATGAGCAAGGTCTTACCTCTCATCTTCGGAGATACGCAACCGAACCAAACCCCTCAACTCGGCCCCATCACCATCACGGCCGTTATGGGATTCCAGCCCTCGGAAACCGGTCAAATCGTGGTCAATCCTACACCAATTAATGTGCAAGTGACAGATAAGCCCAGTGATAACAACCAGTTACCGGAGCCTGTCCGATAACATGTATTATGTAAACTAATAGCCGATTATGGCGTAAGTGGTGGATATGATACGTATATTCTCGATTCATGTATTCATCTTCATCATGCCGACCTTGCTCGCCATGTCCAGGCTATTGACTGGCCCGCCTGCCTGGTCGGTGCGCCGATCTCTCGGCCGGTGCGGTCGGCCGGCCCGGTCGCGGACCTGGGTTCGGTGGAGAAGAAGACCCCCCCCGGTCTTTCTCTACGCCCACCCCCCCCCGCCCCCGGTGGGGTGCACACAAGACGGTAGGGGCGCATAGGGGACCATAGGTGTCTCTATGGGTATACGCAGGGGAACCTGCTGATTTTTTTTTTTTTACTGAGGAACAAATGATTCGCATCGGCTTACTAAATAACCAAACCGTTGAAGAGGAGGCTATCTCTTTCATTCAAGAGTTTTGCCCGCCGGACGGCTGGGTAGTCGGCTTTAGCGGCGGCAAGGACAGCATCGTTCTTCTTGACCTCGTCCGCCGCGCCGGCGTTCCGCATCTTGCGACTTACAGCGCCACGGGCATTGACCCGCCGGAGGTCTGCCGTTTCATTAGGAAATATTATCCGGACGTTTTATGGTGCCATCCAAAAAAATCGTTCTTCGCCTATATCCAGGACAAAGGCTACCCGACGCGCTGGGTGCGCTGGTGCTGCGACAAGCTCAAAAAGGATCCGACGAAACACCTTCCCCGTCACCGTCTTGTCGGCGTTCGTGCGGAAGAGAGTGCGGCGCGGGCCAAACGTAAGCGCATCGAGATGACCAAGCATCCGGTTAAGCAGTTCATCTACAAGCCTATTTTTCACTGGTTGAGTTGGGAGATATGGGACTACATCGAGCGCCGCGGCCTGCCCTACTGTGAACTTTACGACCAAGGCTTCGACCGTATCGGTTGCGTAATTTGTCCGCTCATCTGCCGTGAAAATACTCGAGACGTGGACCGTCACCGCGAACGCTGGCCGAAACAATATCGGGCTTTCGAAAAAGCCATGACCAAGCTGTGGGTTAGCCGTGTTGCCGCCAAGGGATTCGACCAGACGCCCGAAGAGCTTATCGACAACTGGTATCACGGTTTTGCCGGGGATCGTCAGCCGGACGTGTTGCCGTTGTTCGAACAGGTGGGGCTGTAGCCCGGAAAGGATTTCCGACCATGAAGTTCTCGCTCTACAAATTTTCGTCGGGCCTTATGAACGCCGAACCCTTCCATCGCCACATGGAAGAGCCGAGTTTCGCTTACCGGTTTCGCAACGGCGAGGCGCACCTCTTTGACGGCCTGCCGCCGTGTGACGTCAACCGAAAGGTTTCCCGCAAGCCCCTGGCCGTGCTGCCGGTCACGGATATCCGGACAGACGGTAAGGTTTTGTTTTCCGGCATAGCCGACCGTAAGGGCCTCGTCCAGTGGGTGCGATTTTACCCGGACCGCAGGCAGTTCCCCAATAACTACATTGAGGGCATCGTTGCCCCGGAGTCAGAGATCGACCTGTGGAAAGGCGACTGCTTCAACTTGGCCTATTCGTTCCACATCCGCTGGGACGGGGAGTAGGCGCACGGCCCTATGACCCCCGCCACCCTCACCATCCCCTACAACTACGTCCCGCGATTCTATCAGGTGCCGCTGTACAACGCGATTGTGCGGGACAAGGTCAAACGTGCGGTGAGTATCTGGCATCGCCGCGCCGGCAAGGATAAGAGCTTCATCAACATCATGACGACCATGGCCTGGGCGGACAGGGTGGGGTCGTATTTCTATTTTCTGCCTACGTTGAAGCAGGGCCGGAAGATTTTATGGGACGGGATGGGGAAGGACGGCTTCAAATTTCTGGACCATATCCCGCAGGCGATTCGGGCGGCGACCAACTCGACGGAAATGAAGATTACGCTCTTGAATGGCTCGATCATACAGATCGTGGGCTCGGATTATATCGACGCAATTGTTGGAACGAACCCGGTGGGCTGCGTGTTCAGTGAGTATTCCTTGCAGAACCCGAGCGGCTGGGAATTTATTCGTCCGATTTTGAGAGAGAACGGCGGCTGGGCCGCCTTCAACTATACGCCTCGAGGAAAGAACCACGGCTACACGCTCAAGTGCATGGCCGAGAAGAACGAGGATTGGTTCTACGAACTCAAGACGATCAGGGACACGGGAGTCTTGAGTGAGGAGGATGTCGAAGCGGAGCGGCAAGCGGGGATGTCGGAAGACATGATCCAGCAGGAATTTTATTGCAGCTTCGAGGCTTCGATCGCCGGGGCTTACTACGCCCGGCAGATGGACTTGGCGTTGAAGCAGAGGCGGATTTGCGCGGTGCCGATCGAGAGCGGAGTGCCGGTAGACACCTGGTGGGATCTGGGAATTGACGATTCGACGAGTATTTGGTTCACGCAGGACGTTGGCCGCGAGGTTCACCTGGTCAGGTATTACGAGAACAGCGGCGAGGGCCTACGCCATTACGTGAATTATATCAAGGACTTTCGAGATGACAACCAAGTGACGATGGGCCGCACTACGTTGCCGCACGACGGAAAGAAGCGCGAGTTGGCGACGGGCAAAAGCATCCAGGATTTTTTGTATGAGTTGGGTGTGAGTTGCGACATCGCGCCGCGGCCCCAGACAAAAGAGGACGGGATCGAGGCGGTGAGACAGTTCCTTGGGAAATGCTGGTTTGGAGAGCCCCATTGCGACCGCGGCATTGAGGGCTTGAGACAGTATCGCAAGGAATGGGACGAGGTGAACGGGGTGTACAGGGCGCGACCGGTGCACGATTGGACTTCTCACGTCAACGACGCCATTCAGACTTTGGCTTTGTCGCATCGTTTCACGACTGGCTTGAGTGGATTTAGGCCGAAGCGTGGCGGGCTGGTGGGTTGGATTAAACGAAGGGGGCGATAACGTGATTAAGACGCACAAGAAGCACTTCGAGATATTCAAGGCCGAGGCCGGCCGGTGGCTGGCCTTCTGGGGCATGGTCGATTGGGAGGTCAGCTACAGGCATGTAGACCTTCTGGAATACAACTGCCTTGCCTGTTGCTGGGCCAACGTCGAAGGACGTCTTTTGAGTCTGCAATTCTCGACTCAATGGGAGGATTCCAGACCGCTTGACAGGCACGAGATATCGAAGGTGGCCTTTCACGAGGTGTGCGAGGGAATGCTCGCGGAGCTTGGCGCGATGGCCGAACGATATGTGGTCCAGGGAGAAGTGGCCAGGGCGACGCACGGGGTGATTCGGCGTCTCGAGAACGTGGTGTTTGAGAGGGAATATCGAAACCGAAAAGGAGTGCATTGAATGGGAACTGTCAGGGTGATGAAGATTCGGCAATGGCTGGGTTACGACCCTCACGAAGGGGAGCGGAAATACCTGCGGAACAACAAGACCGGACAGGTGATCTGTGACGATCCGGACAGGCGCCGTTATCGGCGGGCGAAGAAGTTGAAGGCGTGAGGGCCGGTCGGGGTAAACCCAACATCTTGACGGAAAGTTACAGGAATGTCGAGGGGCTGAGGCGATAATCCTGTCCAATGCGAACCATGTAACGAAGAAGGGAAGTGCGAGATGGCAAAGACTTTGAGTGAACGGCAATCGGTTGCCGAAACGGAATTGGTTGAAACGAAACTCGAAATCGAGAAGGTGCGCCTGGCGTTGATGCGGCACGATCTTGAAGCCTTCCCGCCGCGGGTTGGTTGCGGGGTGCCGGTTGGCGCCGACAACTGCGTGGCTGTGGCCGCACCGCCGGAAGCCGACAACCCCGACGACCCCTGGGCTCACCGCAGCAAAGGAATGCGTTGCGGGACATGTATGTGGTTCGTGGAAAAGCGGACCCATGCGATGCAGCAGGTCGGCCACTTGATCGGCCGATGCCGGCGCCATGCGCCGACGATGAACGGGTATCCGGTCGTCTTTTCGGACGATTTTTGTGGAGACCATAAGCTGGACGAAACGAAGTAGGGGAGGCTATGCGCCGGCTGTTCATCGGAGGAAGCACCCACGGTTCGATCAAAGATGTTGAGCCTATGGCTCAGTATTATCGGGTTACGGTGACAACTCCCTTGAGCAGTAAAGCCACTATCTTTTCGACCGTTTCGCCTACGCTCCCCATCGAGACTGAAACTTATATCCCCGTTAAGTTGAGGGAGTTCACCTTGATGGTTTTGCAAGGCTTGCCTGACCACGAAATCGGCCGGCTGTTCAGGGAGTGGCAATGCAATCGCCCAATATTCTGAAAGCCCCGCTCAAGAGCATGGGCGAAGAAGACGCCTTGACCAGTTGGAAACAATTTTACAACTGGCGGCCCCGAACGCGGCATTACTGGAAAAACCTCTACAACCGCCGGATTCGGCGCATGAGCAAAGAGATTAGGGTCGAATAACCCGGGACGCTCGATATGCAAATCGTCACCAAGAAACCGACAATCAAGACGTTCCAAGCCTGGGTGTATGACGCCCGGGTGGTGTCCCGGGAATGGCGGGCCGAGAGTTGGCGCGATCATCAGATGTATGACGGCGGCAAGGCTCAGTGGGACGAAAAGGATTGGAACGAGGCCATTGCCGCCGGCATTACTCCGGTGACGATCAACCGGACCTTCCCCACGGTCAACTTGATTCTGGGCGTCGAGGCTTTCAACAAGCGGGACATTATTTGCAAGGCCCGGACACACAAGGACGGCGAGCTTTCCCAGATTATGAGCGAAGGGCTCAAATTTGTGCTCGACCAGAACGGCGGCGAATGGCTGGTAAGCCAGGCGTTCAACAATCAGGTAGTACCGGGTTTTGGAGTATTGTCGGTCGGGCTCAATCACGACCCGCGGAAGGAACGCATCAAGGTCGGATACCGGGACTGGAAGGAAATGCACTACGATCCTTTCGGTTCCCCGTGGATGGAGCCGGACAACTGTCGTTACGTCTTCCACCAGAAGTGGATGGACCTGGACGAATTGCAGGCGCTCTTCCCAGAAAAGCGCAAAGACCTGGAAGACCATTTCTTCGAATTGGTGGACAACGACCTGCGGTACGGCGACGACTACGGCGACGACTACGCGGACCAGATCGAGGAATACCGGCAGCAGTTGATCGGGAGCGATTGGGCCGACCGGCAGAGACATC